AAGCCAAAATCATAGTGAGGATTACCTTTTAGCTGTTGATGGTGGGTCTGTATCATTATTTTATAATGATGTAAAACGTCTGGAAACTAGTTCTTCTGGAGTTGATATTACCGATACTTTAAATGTTGCTGGTGTTTCAACTTTTGTAAATAATGTAAATGTTTCTACTGGTGATTTAAATGTTTCTACTGGTGATTTAACTGTTTCTTCTGGTGATTTTGTCGTTACTTCTGGTGATGTAACAGTTGGAGGAGACACAGCAGTTACAGGAACATTAACTGCTGGATTAATAGATGGAGGATCTTACTGATGGCAAAACCAACAACTAGAAAAGAATTTAAAGATTATTGTTTGAGACAATTAGGAGCTCCTGTATTGGAGATTAATGTTGATGATGATCAGGTAGATGATTTAATTGATGATGCTTTACAACTCTTTAATGAACGTCATTTTGACGGTGTTGAGAGGATGTATTTAAAATATAAATTAACTCAAGAAGATATTGATAGAGGAAAAGCAGATCCTACTACTGGTGTTGGTATTGTTACAACAACTGCCAATTCTACTAATGTAAGTGGTGTAGGAACCATGTCATTTAACTGGTATGAAAATTCTAATTTCCTCCAAGTTCCAGAATCAGTGATCGGTGTAGAAAAGATATTTAAGTTTGATACTAGTTCTATTTCTGGTGGAATGTTTAGTATTAAATATCAGTTATTCTTAAATGACTTATATTATTTTAATTCTATTGAATTACTTCAGTATTCTATGGTAAAAACTTATCTAGAAGATATAGATTTTCTATTAACTACTGATAAGCAAATAAGATTTAATCAAAGACAAGATAGATTATATTTGGATATTGACTGGGCTTCAGAAGAGGCTGGAACTTATTTTATTCTTGATTGTTATAGACTTTTAAATCCTACAGAATTTACTGGTGTATGGAATGATTCATTCTTAAAGAGATATGCGACTGCTCTTATAAAAAGACAATGGGGTCAAAATTTAATTAAGTTTAGAGGAGTTAAATTGCCTGGTGGAATTGAGTTTAATGGAAGAGAAATATATGATGATGGTCAAAGAGAAATAGATTATATTAGAGAAAAAATGAGTAGTGAATATGAATTACCCCCTCTTGATTTGATAGGATAATGGCATTAAACCCCTTCTTTTTACAAGGTTCTCCTGGAGAACAACGACTTGTTCAGGATTTAATTAATGAACAGTTGAAGACATATGGTATTGATGTAGTTTATTTACCTAGAAAAATTATAAAAACGGATAATATTTTTAGGGAAGTAGAGGATTCTGCATTTAATGATAATTTTTCTATTGAAGCCTATGTTAACACCTATGAGGGGTATACTGGTGCTGGAGATATAATGACTAAATTTGGTGTGAGTCTCAAAGATGATTTGGTAGTTACAATATCCAAAGAAAGGTTTGAGGATTTTATTTCTCCATTTTTAGTAACAATGCCAGCCAGTGAAATTAATGTAGCAAGTAGACCAAGGGAAGGTGATTTAATATATTTCCCATTGGGACAAAGAATGTTTGAGGTAAAATTTGTAGAGCATGAGAAACCATTTTACCAATTACAAAAGAATTATGTTTATGAATTGCAGTGTGAATTATTCGAACTTGAAGATGAGTTTGCTGGATGGAATCAAGAATCCACATCTAATCAGGAACTTGATGATTCTGTAATGCAGTATGGTTATATGACAGAATTGAAATTGATTTCTATAGGATCTACGGCATCTTTAGGTGTATCTACATCTACAGGATATGTTAGAAATATTCTTCTTAATAATGATGGTTATGGTTATACCGAAGTTCCTAGTGTGGCCATCACTACTGCTCCTTCAGGTGGAGTAGATGCTACTGCAGTTGCTATAACAACATCTGTTGATAATATATACTCGGTTAAGGAAATATTATTAACTCAACCAGGTATGGGATACACAGTCGCACCTACAGTTACTATTGTAAGTGCAGCAACCACTACCACTAATGGTATTACTACTACTCATGGTGTAGGAGCTGCTGCAACTGCAGTAATAGTTGAAAGTGGTATAGGAATTGGAACTGTTACTGTTGATATTCCTGGTAGTGGTTATCCTATTCCACCAGATTTATATTTCACAACCCCAACTTCTGGAGTTGGTACAGCAACTGGACGAGTACTTGTAAGTATTGCTAATACTATTGCACAGGTTCTAATTTCCGATGCTGGTATTGGATATACTGCTGGAACAGGAATAGCAACAGTTTCTCCACCTCCATTAATTACAGGTATTGGAACTTATCAATTTAATGAGCAGGTTACGGGATCTATTTCTGGAGCTATTGGTAGAGTTAAGAGTTGGGATAAGGATGCAGGTACTCTTAAATTGGGAACTACCGATGGTACATTCATACCTGGTGATGTTGCTATTGGATCTACCTCTGGTGCAGAATATACTGTTGATTATATTGAGTCGGCTGAATTTGAGGATAAATATGATCAGAACACTGAAATAGAGACAGAAGCAGATGCTATTGTGGACTTTAGTGAATCAAATCCCTTTGGACAAGTATAATGTTAGGCACTTATTATTATCACGAAATTATTAGAAAGACTATCATATCTTTCGGTACTGTTTTTAATCAAATAGGTATTAGGCATAGTGATACAGGTGAAATGCAAGTTCCCTTATCATATGGTCCTGCTCAAAAATTTCTTGCTAGATTAGAACAGCAAGCAGATTTAAATAAATCAGTTCAGATTACATTACCTAGAATGTCATTTGAAATGAATACTATTGCATATGACCCTACTAGGAAAGCAGGTGTTACTCAGACATTTAAGACTTCTGATGGTACAAACTTAAAAAAAGTTTATATGCCTGTTCCATATAACATTGGATTTGAGTTAAGTATTTTCACAAAATTAAATGATGATGCATTGCAGATTGTAGAACAAATATTACCATACTTCCAACCTTCATTTAATCTTACAGTAGATTTAATAAGTTCAATTGGAGAAAAAAGAGATATTCCTGTTATATTAGATAATATATCTTTTCAAGATGATTATGAAGGAGATTTTTCAACTAGAAGAGCACTTATCTATACTTTAAATTTTACTGCTAAGACTTATCTATTCGGTCCTATTGCTGCTACTACGGATGGTCTCATTAAGAAGGTTCAAGCAGATATTTATGGTAGTACTGATACTAAGACTGCTAAACGGGAAATGAGATATACTGCTACTCCTGTTCCTGCTGATGCTGGACCTGGTGATGATTTTGGATTTAGTGAAAATTGGCAAGATTTGGGTGATGCTCGATCTTACAGTCCAACAAGACAGGAGGATATTTAAGAGGTATGTCTACTTATGATCCTATTGATGAGGCCCTCAATACAAATAGTATTGAAGTAAGTAATACTCCAGAGAATGGTTGTGTTACAAGAAAAGAGAGTCTTAAAAATGTTACTGAAGTTAATAAAGATTATGACTATACTCGTGCCAATTTATATTCTTTGATTGAAAAGGGTCAAGAATCTCTTAATGGTATAATGGATGTAGCAAATGAAACTGCAAGTCCTAGAGCTTATGAGGTTGCTGGTCAAATTCTCAAGTCAGTTGCTGATACTACTGATAAGTTGATGGAACTTCAGAAAAAAGTTAGAGAAGTTGATGAAGAGATGAATAAAACTACTAATAATGTTACCAATAATGCTGTATTTGTAGGGTCTACAACTGAGTTATCAAAGATGCTGAAAGATGGATTTCTAAATAATAATAAGAAATCTTAAGTAAATCTTATGACAACTCCATGCGACTGTAAGGGATGTGGATGCGATCCCTGTATAAAATGTGGTAAATCTCACCATTAATTGAGGATTTAGATTATGGCTTCCAATGAGATATATTTGGGTAATCCCAATTTAAAGAGGGCTAATACTCATCATGAATTTACAGAAGAGCAGATAATAGAGTTTATGAAATGTAAACAGGATCCTGTTTATTTTGCAAGAAATTATATTCAAATTGTTTCTCTGGATCATGGTCTAGTGAAATTTGACATGTACGATTTCCAAGAGAAATTGATTGAAAGATTCCATGAACATAGATTTAATATATGTAAGATGCCACGACAGACTGGTAAGTCTACTACGTGTGTATCTTATTTGTTGCACTATGCAGTTTTTAATGATAATGTAAACATTGCTATTCTTGCAAACAAAGCATCTACTGCTAGAGATTTATTAGGTAGATTGCAACTTGCATATGAAAATTTACCTTCATGGATGCAGCAAGGTATAATCTCTTGGAATAAAGGTAGTTTAGAATTAGAGAATGGTTCTAAAATATCCTCAAACTCTACTTCATCATCTGCTGTTCGTGGTGGATCTTATAACGTTATATTCCTTGATGAGTTTGCATTCATCCCTAATCACATTGCTGACGACTTCTTTGCCTCTGTTTATCCTACTATTACGTCTGGACAATCTACTAAGGTTATTATAGTTTCAACCCCAAGAGGTATGAATCATTTTTACCGTATGTGGCATGATAGTGAAAAAGGTAAGAGTGAATATGTTCCTACTGATGTTCATTGGAGTGAAGTTCCTGGTAGA